ACCACCGTAAAAAACACGGTTTTCGTGGAAGGCAATGGAACGAGGGAAACCCCTACCACCACCCCAAGCACCCGGATGCCAAAGAATAGTCGTACCACGAACCTCATCCGCTAGTGGAAGAGGTTGCGAGTTTAACCACCGGTAAGTATACGCGTGGTCCCGCAAGCGAACAGTAACTACGTTGTAATCGTAACCACCACCGTCTACATACGTAAGAATATCAACCACAGTATGGTGATCCGGATTCGAAAGCTCCAAGACAGCCTTTGGCTTGACCCCAGAAGGAGAAACACCCTCCTTGTGGAGTAACTTAATACGAAACCAACACATCTCAGATTCATCCCCAGCCATCGTAATTTGAGGCGTGCTCGTTGTTGCGGTAAGCGTACGGTAAGGCTCCCAGAAAGAAGACCCGTAACCACGCCTCTCAAGCAACAACCTGGCCTCATAGCCGGCATCTGGGTTTACTTGTGCGGTAATCAACAAAGACCACGCGCCCAAACAAAAAATCTCCTCGGTAGTGTAATCGATAGCATCCGTATTTATGTTGATCTCGCGAGACAGTATGTCCCGCCTATGCGTAACAACCCACGTGGTCCCGATATCCGACGGACTAAATAGGTCGTGCATGGCAACAATTCCAGGGGAAAGCGTCGCAGCACCCATCCGAGCAAACTCCGCAACAACCGGAGTTTGCTCCGAGGGACCCCAACCAGAGGCCTCCTCAAAAAACACGTGGACTTCCTTTTCGGAACTCTTACGCGAAGTCAACGGCGGCCACTCGGTGACGAGATCCTCACTAGTCCAATTCGATTCGTCCGACAACCGACTCACCAACCGCGGCATGTGGTTCGGGTGGACCATGTAAATCAAATCGTTTACCCGGGCAAACTGGATCTCCCACAACTCGGCTTCCGTATACGGCAAGTCCAACTCGTAACGAGCACCAACCCCATCGAGCTCCCAACGCGGGGCATCAACGTCGTTCGTCACAATGATCGACATCGTGCTTTCGGTGTCACCGATCTTCGGGGAAAAAACAAGAATCCGATGCGTCGTGGCAGATACCACAAAAGAAACCAAACGCGCACCAAACCCGTAACGCGGCGTAGTGTCGAAATACAATAAACCCGGACGCCGGTAAACCGGGCCGTAAACGCTCGGAATGAAGTTCCTACAGCGAATCAAAGATTGCGTATATTTGTCCAAATCTTGGCGATCCTCCGCAAGCGGACCAATCTCGCCACCGTTGAAGGCTTTTCGACTATCGATGAATTCTGGCATGATTATGGTTTTCTGTAAGATCCTAGGTAGATACGTCCACGGCGTGAGGCCAATAGCATGGATTGCTCGTAATCGCGACGCATCGGGTCATTTGCCCCGGCCGTCACCTCGATTGCGTTGATGCGCGAAGCCTCCCCCACGGCCTTGGTGTAGGCCGCTTCGGCAACCCTCGCAAGGCTGGCGTTGCCGGTAAGGGGGACGGCTAAGATAGACGCAAGCTTGGCGCACACAGCGGCTTGCAGAAGAGAATCCATATCCCGAATCGCAGTAGTCTTCAGGTAACGAATCTGGACAACCTCGACATTGGTGAGGATCTTGTCGCCCTCCATCTCGAACGACGTCATGGAGCCGCTGAACCGCTCACCATTCACCTCCAACAACCGAATGTAATCCGCCGGACGGGAAAAACTATACTTCCACGCAAACAACGGATCCGGGTAGGAACGGGACAAGACAGCGCGGTCGGTAGCGCACGTCCACCGGTGGGGACGAATCGGATCCTCAATCGATATAATCCGAGATTCACCCAAAATTGTAAGTGCCCTATTGGCAACTTCGGTTTCCGTTTGCATGGCTGTAAAGTAAAACACCCCGAGAGCTTATGTCAAGCCCCCGAGGTGGTTTTGTTAATAGGTAAACCCAAACGGTAAGGTTAGGGCATCTTGTAGCCGATTCGGAACAACACGGTGTCGCCGGCATCCAACCCAGCAGCAACCGTCAAGGTCGCCTTCAGGATTCGGGTGTCGTCGTCAACGGTGAACGGAGCGGCGAGCGAGGCGGGGATTGCCGAGGACAGCACGGTAGCGTTGCCAATCTTGGTGGTAGCCAAGTCGACAGCAATACCGACACCGTAACGGTCATCGTCGACAGCATCGCCAATCTTGGCGGTGAACGAACCAGCTCCGGCAAGCGGGATGATGGTGATGTGATCGGCCAGAACTTGAGCGCCAACAGGCAGCTTGAACAGGTCCCAAACATCAGCAGCAGCACCAGCGGCAGCTAGGGTGATAACCGCACGGGCGTATTGGATGCAACCGGAAACCCGGCGCGGGTCCATCTTCGTCGCGGCGGAGAAGTCATTGGTAAGCGAGGTGATTAGATCGGAGTTAACTTTCATGAGCGTATTTGATTAGAGTTTGTGAGTAATTTGCGGGGCGGCGCTTTCACGCCACCCCGCCCTTAAGGTTACAGAACTTCGTCGCAGTAGACGGGAAGCACACCCAGTTCGTCCATCCGACCACCCCCGAAGGAGTAGTAAGCAACGATCTGAACGCTGTGTTCTTTGGTTGGAAGGACATCCATGCGGATTTCCACGTCGGAGGCACGGTTGAAGTAAACCGCGGAACGAACCCAAGCGATACAGGTCCGGATGCCGGTAGCTGGATCGATAGGCAGAATGTTGTCACTCACACGCTTGAGCATGATGCCCAAGATGTTCAGAACTTGACCTTCCCGAAGACCATTCAATTGGGCATACAGGTTTTGGTTGTTCATGATGAGTGGGTTGTTTTGCAAATCTTGGATCTGCTTGGAACCCAGTGCGAGGTAAACCTCTTGGTCTTGGTCGACATCCTGGCCGGTGACCTCCGCGCTGGTGAGCCTGCGGATGATCTCAGTGATCTTCGCAGGGGTTAGACCAGAGTTGGCCGCAACACCAGAGTGGACGTAATCCACAGCAACAACGTGCGCAGGGTTGAGGTTGACGGTGGTAAGACCATCTTGACCAGTGCGCATTGGCCCAAGCATCGCGCCGATGATGATACGGTCAGTATCGCGGGCGGCAGTGGCCATTTGGTTGCGCTTGACGTTCTCGGTGTACTGGTTGCCGGCAGCGCCGACACCTTGCATCTCAAGACGCTTGAGGATTTTTGGCACCTTGAACGAACGTGCGGTGATGTGGCGAACCTCAGCGTTGACGCCGGTAGGATTGGTGTCACCGCCATCAGCGATGATTTCCGTTCCTTCGTCGTCGCCAGCTCCGAGCTTGGTTCCAACCCAACCGAGGCCGACTTCAGAGATGACGGTTACGTAGGGTTCGAGGCGGCTCATGAGTTGTTGATACTCAAGAGCGATTTCATCGGCATAAGAATACCGGAATGTGTCGGGAATAGTGAACATATTATTGTAGTGTTGAATTGTGTATGACGCGGGTGGCGGTCTCTCTGGCCGGTATCCTGTAACGGGCGGTGAGCTGGCAGCCGGTCAAGAACTCAAGCGACTGAGGGCGCTCACGCGGTATCCCCGACTTGGAAATCTTGTTGACCACAACCTAGTAAACACAATAAGGCTGTCAACAAAAATTTCACAAAAAAAAATCCCTTGGGTTTACCCCAAGGGATTTTGTGGGTTTTTAGACGGTTAGACCTTGTTTTTGCGGGCCTCTTGCTTCGTGTGCATCGCATACAAAGACTCGACTCGCTCCTTCAAGACCGGAACCGAACGCCAGCCGGGGTTTTCCAGCTTCAGCATGCGGGCCTGATCGATATACGATTGGCTGCCAATAGCCGAGCTGTGGTTTGTTCCGGGAAGCGGTTGCTCGCGCATGTTTTTGGCCGACTCATCCAACAGCTTCACAACCCAAGGCATCGACAACGCAAGGTTTGCGTGAGGATCTGCCAGATCGAGGCCGGGAATAGTCGACGCATAATCGCGCAACACAGCCAGACGCTCGGTATGGGAATCGCCATACTCACTCTTGAGGTAGTCCAACGATTGATTCCACGACTCGCTAACCTTGGCCGTGAAAGCCGCGCTGGTAGAAGTGGCGCCAACAGACAACTCGGTAAGGTGCGCGTTGATCAACTCGGCAGCGACCTTCTGCGGGATGTTGTTTTTGTGGAACAACTCCGCAAGCGGCTTGGCCTTGGCATCCTCCCAGACAACCCCGGCAGGCAACTTCTCCGGCTTCAAGACGTAACCGTCAGCCGTATCAGGAACACCAACTTGCTTGCGGTATTCAGCCACAACCTCAGGAGCCGAGCCCTCTTGCGGGACTTGCACCCCACGAGAACCCAACATCTTTTGTGCGTTCGAGAAACCCTTCAACAACTCCGGATAGGATTTGTATTTTTGAAAGGGCGTCACATCCAAGCCCTCAAGGCCCAAATCTTTAGCACGCTCAGCAGAGAAGGCACCCTCAGGGAAGGAGCCGTCTTGCCCGATATGGGTGCTGAAGTTGAAGGATCCCGGAGGAGCGGTTGCGCCGGGAGTCGCAGCGCCCGGAGCGGCGGCAGCAGGAGCAACAGCAGCAGGGGCAGCAGCGCCACCACCACCGCCGCCGAAGCCGGCTTCAGGTGCGAATAAAGGTCGATATCGTAGTTTCATAACAGGTAGTGATCGTTGGTTGGGGTTTTTCGAAGTGGATTACTTGTTGCCGTAGCGAGCGTCCCACGCGATTACCGCGGGGTCTTTGCTGCCAAGGTGCGGAGCGCCTCTAGGACGGTCCGGGATGGTCTGCGGGATGATCGCAGGACCAACGGGCTTGGTGAGCTTCACGCTGCCGCTGTGATCAGTCTTGGCCGCTTGCTCGGCAAGGATCTCTTGACCGGCTGGGATGCGGGCCAGGAACTCTTCAATCACCGCTTGGAACT